GACTGGATCTATTTTGATTTCCCAGAAGATGGTGTAAATCGTATTTCACATGTTGGTCTTTGCATTAAGAACAATGGCGACGGAACAATCCAAGTTATTGAAGGAAACACTTCAGGAACTGCAAAGGGAGACCAGCGCAATGGAGGAATGTGTGTGGAGAAGAATCGTGCATATGTAAAGAATAACAAGAAGAAGTTGGTCAATGCTGTTGTTGGTTGGGGTCGTCCAGTCTATACTGGAGAAGAGAATGCTCCACTATTAAATAAAATAGTTTCATCTGCAACAACTGCAGTAGCAGCAAAGAAGCCAGCACCAAAAGAAATTAAGCCTGTAGAAAATAAATCAGCAGGTCGCAATGGCGGAGGAAAGGGTCATGTGGCCCTATAATGGAATCAATTAAAAGAACACTACTAAAGACAGCAAGTTGGGAAACTTTTCACCTTGTTGGAGTTGCAGGTGTTATTTATTTATTTACTGGTGAGTGGGAGTATGCTAGTCTTGGTGCTCTTATTTACATTGGTTGGGAAGCACTCGGATATTTCTTACACGAAAGGGTCTGGGCTAAGTTCGGACAAAAGGTAAAGTAATGCGTATTAAAATTATTAGGTTTGTTGTTAAGGCTTTAGGATATGAATGGGGTGGAGATAATCTCAATGCACCAGTCTGGACAGTAAAAGCAAAAAAGAAGAAGTAATATTTATGGCTATTTATGAATACAATTGCACACAATGCAATGACAATTTTCTTAAAGAGCGATCTATTTCTGAAAATGATCCAGGTTACAAGTGTGAGACTTGCAATTTAGATCTAACTCGTGTATACTCTATTATAGGAGCAGTATTCAACGGTAGTGGATTTTATTCCACTGATAATCGGAAGGTATAATATGTTTACAATGATTAAAGTTAGGGATGAAGTCAAGCAAGACTGGCTACTATCACCACATGATCGCTGCGATAGATGTAGCGCAGAAGCATTGGTAAAAGTTACTGGTATTTCTGGAGACTTATTGTTTTGCGGACATCACTATAATAAAATAATGGCTATCCCAGATGGATATAATAGCATGATGTCGTTTATGATTAGTATTGTTGATGAACGAGATAAATTAGTTAAGGAATAAAAATGATTATTCAGATTATTGGCCTACCTGGTTCTGGTAAAACAGAATTAGCAAAAGCCCTAAAAGAGCGTATTAATGCTATCCACCTTAATGCAGATGAAGTCCGTGCAACTGTAAATTCAGATTTAGGGTTTAGCCCTGAAGATAGAATTGAACAAGCACGACGCATGGGAGAAATAGCAAGACTTATCTCTAAGCAGGGTGTAGCGCCAGTAATCGTGGATTTTATATGTCCAACAGATTTAACTCGTGTAGCATTTGGCAAGCCAGATATTTTAATTTATATGGAAACAATTGAAGAAAGTAGATTTGAAGATACTAATAAAATGTTTGAAGTCCCCAGCAATTTTGATATGGCTTTTATTAGTCATGAGCGGGATGCAAATGAAAAGGCAACAGAAATCATTAAGCAGTTTGGTCTTCATGATTGGTCTGCTCCTACAACTCTTATGCTGGGTAGGTATCAGCCTTGGCACGAGGGCCACCACGCCCTTTACAAAGAGGCTGGCAATAGAACTGACCAAGTGCTTCTTGGAGTCCGTAATACCTACAATACAAGCGAAAAGGATCCCCTTAAGTTTGATCAGGTAAAAGAATATATTGCCAAGGACGACTTTATGGATGGGGCATTAGTACTAAGACTACCTAACATTACCAACATTGTATATGGTCGTGATGTAGGATATAAAATTGAACAAGTAGATTTGGGGGCAGACATTCATGCTATTTCGGCTACTGAAAAACGCAAGCAAATGGGTCTTTAAACAACTGGAAAATGCTGGCAAATCAATGAACGAAGCAGAAGAAAGACTTTTTGCTGAGGATAAAGATGAACGCAAGTAAACAAAGATCAGCAGTAAAAGCCATTGTCTGGCGTTGCATTGGCACAGCAGATACCTTTGCTATTTCATGGTTTATAACCAAAGAACCAATTACAGCAGGAGCAATCGCAAGTTTTGAGGTAGTTACAAAGACAATCCTTTATTACTTCCATGAGCGTGGTTGGAATAAAGTTAAATGGGGGAGAAAATAATGTATGAATACTATGTAAGGAAAGTAGAGAACGTAGTAGATGGAGATACCATTGATGTTCTTATTGATTTAGGGTTTGATATTTTGTTTGCATCCCGTGTTAGACTGGCTGGTATTGATACCCCTGAGTCTCGCACAAAGGATCTTGCTGAGAAGGCTCTTGGGCTTGAGGCTAAAGAGTACTTAAAGAAGTCTTTTAAAGATGCTAAGTCTGTTGTAATTAAGACTGAAAAGATGGACTCATCTGAAAAGTATGGTCGCATTTTAGGCTGGGTATATGTAGATGGAAACACAGTATCTCTTAATGACATGATGATTAATGATGGGTATGCATGGGGATATCTTGGAGATACCAAGGTTAAGGATTTTGGAGCGCTTGCAAAAGCAAGAAAGAAGTCTGGAAAGTGACCCATGTTTTATACTTTACTGCAGAGTGGTGCAATCCATGTCAAAGAACAAGGCCAGTAGCAGAAGAACTTAAGCGTGAAGGCGTTATAGATTTTATTTTTATTGATGCAGATACTGAAATAGAACTTGTTCAAGAATTTGGAATAAAGTCTATTCCAACATATCTTTTGATTAAAGATGGATCTGAGGTAAAAAGAATGAATGGTGCAAAGACTAAGCAAGACTTTTTAGATTTTGTAGACTTAAATGAATCTTAAAAATGAAGCATTGATTGAGCATCTTATTATGCAGGGTGCAATTCAGATGGCTGGAATCGATGAGCGTGGAGAGTTGACTTATTCTATTACTGATAAACTTGAAGAGGTTCATCCTGAATTGTATGCAGAACTTACAGAACAATATAAACATCATATGTTTAGTTTAATTAAGCAAGGACCAAAAACTATGAACTGGAGAATCCGTGGCTGAAGAAGATGACATCATTGATAATTTAATTTTACAAGGTGCTCTAGAGCCTGCTGGAATTGATCTAGAAACAGGAGAGATGCTTTATAATTTTACTGAAACATTAAAAGAAATTAATCCTGAACTACATAATGAATTCTCTACATACTTTTCAACAGAAACAATGGCTTTGTGGGAAAATGGTTTTATAGATATGGATGTTACTGATAAGAATCCCATTGTAAGTCTAACACCCAAAGCACTTGATAAAGATGCAGTTGAAAAACTGGATAAAGGTCACAGATATACCTTAAAAGAAATAATTAGAATACTTATGGAGAAAGGTAGGTGATTTTAAAGTATGCAATATTTTATAGGATCCCTATCAACTCTTATTATAATATTTTGTGTAATTAAACTTTTGCCGTACAACCAGTATCAAAAAGACAAAAATCCTTTTAGATATAGTCAAAGCCACATACATGAAATAGTTAAACCATTATTGCCAGAAGGACTTTTCAATAAAAATATAATCAGGCAGTCATCTATTCATGAAGAAAAAACAAACATTAAAGTTATTATTATAGATGGCTATGCCTATTGGGTAAAAGATAACCTGTTTTATATGGCAGATATGGACGGGGATGGAGTAGATTCAGAGACTACACGCCTAGTTGACACGATGGGTATGGATAAGGTACAATTAGATAAGATGCTTTTTATAATGGATAGACTTAGAGATGGGAAAAATGATGATAGTAGCAGTACAGGGAACTAGTAGTTTTAATGACTACCAGGTATTTCTTCGTGCTATGGGTGTGGCTATGTCAAACCTTTTATCTGAAGATCCCTATTTTTATGTTTATAGCGCAGGACCATCAAATATAAATGATATGGCTATGGAGTTTGTAAATTTGTCAGAAAGAGGACTGAAGTCCCGTGGCAAAAAAATTAAGATGTATAAAGTAGCACCAAGTTGGATTGATGAGAATATGGATTCTGTAAATTATTTTGCTTTTTTATCAAAGCCAAAAGAACCAGTTTCTAAGTTAGTTAGTAATGCCCAACTCAAAAATATTGAAGTTGGAATGTTTAGACACTAAGGAGTAGTAATGATTGTAAAAGATTTAAAAAAGATGGAAGAGATCGTTTTAAACAACAAGTCTCTTCATTGGGATGGCTGGACAGTTGTCAATTCTTATCCTTCAGAGAAGGGAAGACTTTCTAAATTTGGCGCACTTGTTAAAGGAGCCTGGCACATTCAGTCTAGATTCACACCTTCTTCTGTTGGTTGGGAGATACCAAACAAGTTTGTGAAGTAGTATGAATAGACAAGAATGGAAAGATAAGGCTGCATGCTTTGAGTATGATACAAATTTATTTTTTGATAAATACGAAGAAGATGAAAGTCTAAGGCCAGCAATAGATAAACTTTGCTCTGGCTGTTCTGTTAGAACACAGTGCTTTGCAGTAGGAATCTCACAAAAAGAGTGGGGAGTCTGGGGTGGAGTTTATCTTGATACAGGATCTGTTTCAAGAGAGTTTAACAATCATAAAACAAAACAAGTCTGGGCTGAAACTTGGCAGTCCTTAGTTATGGAGTAAACATGTGGTCGTGGATATTAGCAATAATAGGTGTAACTGGAATTTTCTTTGTTGGTCGTAAGACTATCTGGGGATGGTTTGTCTTATTGTTTAATGAGGTACTATGGATAGCGTATGCATTGATAACTGATCAATATGGATTTATATTTTCTGCATTAGCCTACGCAGCAGTTTATATTAAATCCTACCTTCACTGGCGAAGAGAAGAATAGTGTACACAGATCAAATGAAAATGGCCTTTAGATCTTTAAGGGCTCCAAAAAACTTTAACCTACAAATAATAGATCATGAAAATTTCTTAACAGTGAAGGCTAGTGAGAAAGAATTTATGAGTTTGAGTGGGGAAGATAGAAAAATAGCGGTAGAGTATATGATTAGAGTAAAAAAGGCCTTAGAAGAAAATGGGGCAATAGTATTATTGGTAAGAGAAGGCGGTAAATAGTTATGACTGTCTGCTATGGTATAATTAATAAGTATAGAAACGAAAGGGTCTAAAATGCGAAGTGATATTTTTATGCAAGATGATAACTTTTTAAATGAAATTGAAATTCTTGCTGTTGAAACTGGAATATGGAACTGTGAATTTCGTTATCAGCCTGAAACTGGAAGTGCAGAAGATGGCTTGAGCGGTGTGGTTGGGGATAATTTTGGAGAGTTTCCAATGTTTGTTAGTGGTTCAAACATTCCAAATGCGCTATCTCAAGTTCAAGATATTGCAAACTTTGTAGTTTCAAGGTTTTTAGATAAACACAGGTTTATAATTAAAGAAGAAATACGTGCACGATCAAACATGACATTTAGATCTTTAGACACCAGGCCATCACGCCCTCATGTAGATGTTGACAAAGAGCACTATGTTTTTTTATATTACGTAAATGATTCTGATGGAGATACAATTCTTTATGATCAAATTTCTGATAGGGTTACAAGTTATACACAAGAAGATTTAACTGAATTTAAAAGAGTGTCTCCCAAAGCGGGTAGAGCACTTCTTTTTAGTGGCAATCGGTTCCACTCTTGGAATGGCCCACAAGATTCCTATGCTAGATGTGTAATTAATATGAACCTAAGCCTCGATGAAAGATCTTTCAATGGTAGAGAATTTAACTAAGGTAGAAGACTTCTTTTTATATGATGATGAGTTTTTAAGTTTAGATGCTATAAAAAGCATACAAAATGAAATCATATATAATCAACAGTTTCGTGTAAATCCTTTTGAGTGGGAAGAAAAACCAGAAGATCCACATCATATATTTGGAGACATGTTTGAAGACTTTCCATTTTTAACATCTGGAACAAACTCAATAGAGCCTGAAGGATCAGTGTTTGAAATTGGTAAGTATGTCTTGCATCAACTTTCTTTAAAAAATTCTTTAGCACCAATGTCTATTTTTCGTGCTAAGTCTAACCTTACTACCATAACTAAAGAAAGTAAACCTTCTTGGCCACACATTGATGGACAAGACGAGCACTTAGTATTTATCTATTATGTTAATGATTCTGATGGAGATACAATAGTGTACGATCAAAAATATACAGGTAGTGAGTATGATCAATCTGATTTAACAATCTTTAAAAAGATAACACCAAAGGCTGGGTCAGCAGTTATTTTTGATGGAAGTAGATATCACACAAACTATTCTAATCAAAAAAATAATTTCAGATTTATTATAAACATGAACTTAAAACTTATAGGGGGTCAGTAATGTTAGAATTTGTTATTTTTATTATTTCTTTTTCTATTTTTTCTATAGTTGTTGCAGATGAAATAAGACTAAGATACAAGATAGCAAACTTAAGAAACAAATGGCTTTCTTTAAATATAGAAAATGCAATCTTAAAAGAAAATATTTTAATGAGTGTCCAAGCACAAGAGGCTGACTCAACTAAAGAAGGTTTTTTAAAATTTATTTCTCAGTCAAGAGATTGGGCTTTTGAGTATATAGAAACTGCTCAAAGTGGTATAAAAGAGTTCGTGGATGTTGCTGGTCCAGATATAGAATATATGGAGAAGTTTAGACCACCAATTATCCTAGAAGAGACACAGGATAGGCTCATAAACTCTTACAATAAGTTAAAACTTCTGTTGCCAGAAGATGAAAAGTGATATACTAGAACAATGATAAGATTCAAGTCACGGGAAGACCTTGCGTATGATGCCTTTTACTCATGCCATATTCTTGGTTGTGATATTGAAGCAGAAAAAATATACGCAACACAATCAAATATTATAGATGTATGTTCTGGCCATCATAAAGAATTATCAGAAAAGGACTATCAATGAAAGATATTATTCTATCAACACTAACAGGTTTTGGATGTGGCGTAGTATTTGCTGCATTCAAATTGCCAGTACCAGCACCACCAGTTTTTGCGGGAGTCGCAGGAATTATTGGTCTATGGATTGGTTTTACAGTACTAACAAAATTCATATCCTAGGAGGAATAAAATGAATGAACAAATTAAAGCAGCACTAGCGTCATATGGACGATCAGTAATCGGAGCAGGAACAGCAATGTACGCATCTGGTGTGACTGATCCTCAAACACTTGCTTACTCACTACTTGGAGCACTTGTGCCCGTAGTAATGAGAGCAGCCAACCCTAATGACTTGGCGTTTGGAAAGATGCCTTCAGTTGATGAGGTAGATAAAGCAGTTAAGACTGCAAATGTAGTAAAGAAGGCTGTTAAGAAGGCTCCTGCAAAGAAGTCATCTGGTGGCGGAGGGTCACAAAGGGCTCTATAATATAACTATTCCGTCATGATACATGCAGTTGCTTTTAAAGTAACTTTATTGCTGAGTACGGATCCAGGGTTTTACCTGGGGGACCTGAGTAAGTCTGTAAACTGCTCATTTCTTATGCTATAATATTAATACCTGCCCAAATGGGGGGTAAATTAACTTATTCGCTTGAAAGGGGAATAAAATGCACATGAACGCAACAAACTTCGCAATGGATCTATTCAATGATCCTTTTTTTATTGGCTTTAATAGAGACTTAGCCCGTCTAAACAATGCACACAAAGTAAATTCACAGTCATATCCTCCTTATGACATCCTAAAACTAGATGAAGATACATATCTTATATCTATTGCAGTAGCAGGATTTTCAAAGGAACATATTGATGTTTCAGTAGATAATGGAACATTAATTATTAAGGGTGAGATTATAGAAGTAACAGATGCAGAAGTAGTTCACAAAGGTATAGCAAGTCGTAAGTTTACACGATCTTTTGCCCTTGGAGAATATATGGAAGTAACTGGGGCAGACCTTAAAGACGGCATGCTACATATTAATGTAGATCGTGTTGTTCCAGAAGACAAAAAACCTAAGACAATCAAAATCAGGTAGTACAATATAAATGTCCCCACACAGGACCTTAGTGATGGATTAGTTACCCATTGGATAGAGACCGTGGCGCAAGTCAGGTGAATTGCCTGTGTGGGGCTTAATATTTGGCGGTATAATAATATCAATGACTGACAAAGAGTTAGAACATTATAATAAGCAAGAGTATAAAAAGATGCTTGCTAAGATAAAAGAAGATTCTGGCTGTGTGGATTGTGGTGTCGGTAACCATATAATATTAGACTTTGACCACATACGAGACAAGAAATACAATGTATCCAGAATGATTCATGATGGGTTTTCCTGGAGGGCTATCAAGAAAGAGATAGAAAAGTGTGAGGTGGTTTGTGCAAATTGCCACAGGATCAGGACCCATAACAGGCTAAACGACATGATATAATAGTTATATGATTAAAGACGATTCAATGATGCCAACAAGCACATACCAAGGATGCGGTTGCGAAACCTGCAAAGAACTAAATGTAGATTGCCCAGACTGCCCAATTTGTTCTAAAGAAATGGATTCAGAAGTTGCTATGGCAATGTACGATTCCTCAATAGGTAAGGCTGATCCGTGCTGGGAAGGCTACGTAATGCGTGGTATGAAGCCAGGAGCAGATGGTAATCCAGTTCCTAATTGCATTCCTGTTACAAAAACAGAATCAATATTCTTTTCAGCAAAAGATTATTCAAAGCAAACACGAGTTACTAACTTATTTAAGGACTAATTATGCCAAAGAAAAAAGCATCAGCATTTAACCCAGTTCAAATTAAAGATGGCTGGATTGTAAGACTATATAAAGATGGTCGAATTAAATCTAAAATTGCACCATATGAAGTAAAGAATAAAAAAACTATTTAATGCTTTTAGATAACTGTAAGCAAAAATCTGTACATACCCCATATGGAATAATCTTATCAGGTATAGAATTATTAACTCTTTCAGGCATAACGACAATAGAGTTTTTATTTATATCTTTCCCTGGATATGTCCATATATATCCCTGACTAGTTAGAGTAAAATCATCTTCTTGATGCCAAAAATAATTAAGACTAATAAAATTATCTTTGAGGTATTCTAATGCACCCAGGTTCTTACAGTGAAACCATGCATTGAGGCCTATATCGGCTATGTAGGCCTTATTAACGGCATACTGAGGGCTGTCATGGCCAAGGAATATATTATCATTAACTACCCATATGTCAACTTCTACATCAAAACCATGTTTAATTGCTAAACCAATATACAAAGGGTTATTCTCATTTTTTGGATCTGGTCCGTCTATATTTCCTCTGTGGGCTATTATTTTCATATTAAATGCTCAATCTTTTTTAACTCTTGCATAATTTCTTCAATAGAAACAGGCTGTTTTATACTCATATCTATTTTAGGAAAAACAAATACATTATCTTCCCCAAGTCTATCTTTTAATAAATAGTCAAAGAACCAGTAAAACTCACCGTGAGTATTAATCATAAAAACCTTTGTGTTTCTATCTGAAAATATTGCGTTATAGCATCCAGTTCCATTAATTGATGCTATGTGACTTGCATTATAGTATTTGTTAATTTGTTCAAATAGTCCAAGATCTTCTGTAAAAACTATCTCATATCCACGATCCTCAAAGAAATCTTCTATTTCTTTTTGTCCACTATACCTGCGAATGTTATAGTTTTTTTCCATAGTTCCAAAATCATTTTGTCCCTGCATTTTTTTAAGTTGTACAAGAAATTCTTCATCTTCTGGATAATCAATCCTTAACTGTGCTTTCTTTTCCATAAATTTTTCATAAAACTTATCTGATTTTCTTTTTGAAATAAAAATCTTATTTTTATTAGGAAGTCTTACTTTTTCTGGAACAAAAAGTTCACTAACAATTTTTGCAGTTTCTCTTTGTAAACTAAAATCTTCGTGTAAGTGACTATGAATTACTGGGTTCGCCTCTATATAGTCTTTTATGATAAAAGTAAAGAAATTAAAAACATAATAAATATTTTCAAATGTAAGTGATTTAGAATAGTCGAGAATATCTTCTTTCTTTATATTATATTTAATTAATAAATCTCTAAAAATCCATGCTCCATGCTCGTCTCTTTTTTCAAAAAGATCTTCGTGCGCTTTAAATGGAGTTATGAAATATATCTTAAGGTCTGGAATGTATTGCTTTAAAAATTCATAGTGTCCAATGCACTCTTGAATTAGGTGAGCATACTGCCAATTGTCTGCAGTAACAATAAAAGAGTTACCAGGTATGAAAACATTTTCATCTGTAACTTCATTAAATGTAACATTTTTGATATGATAAATTGGAGACTTATATCCATCCATTGGAATTTTTGATATATCGCCATGAGTTAAAGTTATCATATTCTTTCTACAACAACCTTATCATTTGTAATTCCAGGAACCTTTACGCAAACAACTTCGCAATCAGTTATGAATTCTGGATCAGCAATCTCGTATGGGTATAAAATAAAAATATCTCCAGGATTTAAAATTTTTCCATGCATCTTCATTTGTCCATGGGTCAAAAGATTTATTTCAATTATTATTTCTTGATAATGTAATGGCCAAAACTCTCCTTTTGAATGATACTTGTATGAAACTTCGCAGGCATCAGTTTGAAAAGCAGCCTTTGTAAAGTTTCCTACAAACCATCCTCTTTCAGTATCCTCTAGTTTTAAAATTTTCATAGATCGTATTGACTCCAATCAACAGAACTAAAACCTGAGTCTGTAATAACATTAATTGCAATTGCTCTGTCATCGTCAATTTCCTGTAGTTTATCATTGACTAATAGTCTTGTTCCACTTGTCATACCCATAAGAAGATAGTCCCAGCAAAAGCCTAAATCACTTAGATGCTTTTCAGTTATATATCTTGCAGATTCTTTTCTTGCAGTTGTTAGAATTATTTTATGACCTTTAGAGTCCCACTCATTAAATTTATCTATTACACCATCTAGATCAATTGGATCCTCTTTGCCAATATGACTAAACCTATGTGCATGCTTTATTATGGTTCCATCAATATCACAGAATATTGTCTTTGGCTTTTCTGTATAAAATTCTTTTACCTTAGCCTCATAAATGTTTACATCTTCAGGTGTTCCAAGCGGGATAAAAGAATTTTTCTGCATATAGAAAGGCATTATGTACATACCATCCTCTATAAGATAGTTATAGGTATTAGATATATAACATTCCTTTAGACCTATTGTCTTGTATTCGGTGAGTAGTTTTTTGGCTGATGATACAAAATCTTTGCCATGCTTCCAGTAGTGAATACCCATAAGAGCATTATCACTAATAACTTTTTTCTCTGCTAATTCTATAACGCTTTCATCTTTAATTATGGCAAAACTATTTTTGCTGTCATTGGATTTAAAAATTGATATTGCACCATCTGGATCTTTACTATCTAAATCATCTAAAAATTCTTGTGCGTCCCACCTTAGAAGTTGATCACAGTTAGTTATAATTAGTGGCTGCTCATTGTCTATATATTTTTCTGCGTATAGACATGCATCTGCAGCACCGTATTGCTCTCTATCAACCTGAATCTCTATACAATCTGGGACTAAGTCTTTTAGTATTTTGGTTAACTGATCATTATATTCTTTTTTATCATACTTTTTTGTTATAAAAATATACTGTCCTTCTATGCCAAGAGAGTCTACAGCGTGTTCTACTATATGTCTGCCCTCTACAACAATCAAAGGTTTTGGAATTTCTATTCCTATATTACGAAACCTGGAACCAAGCCCAGACATTGGGACTACTATATTCATTACTCTCCTTTAAGGTTCTGATATAATTATAGCATATGAAGAAAATACTTGGAAATCAAGATAAAGATGTATACTCTTTTGGTAAGTCAGAACTAAAAGACTTTCCGTTAATACCTCTGCCATCTATACATATTTATGATTTAAAATTTACGAACCAGCCAGATGAAGATCATGTGTATATTCCAGGCAAAGTATTTTTGGCACCAGCAGCAAATGATTACTACCATGCAGTATTAGATACAATGTCACATTATGAGACCATTAAAGAGGTTTACCCTGATATAAAAATACTTTTTTGTTCAAACGATAACATGTACACTATTGATAGATATCTTAGTATAGATAAAGATTATATGAAAGATGTCTTAGATTTCTACAATGCTAAATATGAGGACATTCTAGATATTAAAAATAATAACTATATTTTTGAAGAGGTTGTTCATCTTCCTACTAGGTCGCAATGGAATCAGGATCGAATAGTTCCATACGATATACAACAAGATCTTAGATGGTTTACACATCCAGAATGTTGGGAGTATAGGCCATTAATGATAGACTATTTAAAAAAAGCAATACAGCCATTTATTATTGAAAAAGAACCAAAGAAGATATACTCTGCAAGAATTCCACATACATATACGCCAACAGATATATCTAAGTACTCAGAAGAAGATCAAGAATACATAAAGTTTAGAAAGTTGCCCATTGGTAGAGGGTATGAAGATGAGGGCAAACTAATAGACTATTTTCTTGATAAAGGATATTCTATTATGAACTTTAACAAGATGTCATTTATTGATCAATTAAGTGAGTGCCTTTATGCAACAGAGTTAGCGGGTATTAATGGAAGTAATGTATTTAATTTTTGCTGGGCTAAACCAGAAACAAAAGCAAGCATAATACTTACTACAAACTCTTGGGGATATGATTTCTGGTATTATCTGAAGCATTGCAAGATAGACTACACAATAATTGGACAAGAAGAGTCAAGTAAATACCCTTATCTAGATAATGTGGTAACTAATGGGGCTGTAATGTCTCCACCACCTGATTTAAAAAAGTTATACTTTTCGGATGTAAATGTTTTAATACAAGAACTTAATGAAAAACAGTTTAATTAGTTTTACCAGTTATAATTTTGTGTTATATGTCTTTCCCACTTAGCACTATCATGTATCTCCAACGGGATTCGAACCCGTGTTGCCACCGTGAAAGGGTGGAGTCCTAGGCCACTAGACCATGGAGACTTGGAGCGAGTGACCAGAATCGAACTGGCACAACCAACTTGGAAGGATGGTGCACTACCATTATGCAACACTCGCTTTGCTGGGGATGCAGGCATCGATCCTGCGACATCCGAATTAACAGTTCGGCACTCTACCATCTGAGTTAATCCCCATCAGTACACCAGGTAGGACTTGAACCTACGATAGCCGAATTATGAGTTCGGTGCCTTAACCAACTTGGCTACTGGTGCATACTATGAGTATAGCAACTAGAGAACTAGGAGTCAAGTTATGTCCTGATATTCATTTACAAATAAATACCCTTGCCATTCCAAGTAAAAGACCTCTCTAGGCCTTCTAATGTTTCTTTTCTTTCTACAACTTTATTTTCTCTTACAGCCTTGATCACAGAACTATTTTATACCATGTCTTTTGCATTGTGGGTATTTTTTTGGATCATCCCCACGCAATACTGGACCACAGATTTCACACTTTAGCCTTAAAACATTATCTAATTTGTCTAATTTGTTTGCTAATGCAAACATAGCCTTTACTTTGTGCTCATCCATACAGCATCACCCAGAGTGATAATTCTTTAGGTGTTTCTTGCATACTCCAACAACAGAATAATCAACCATATCGTTGTATAGTGCTTCGTTATCACAGTAATAACATTTTTCTGTTTTGCGGGTAATCATAAAATAATTATACCATAGTAGGTGTATACTGATTATATGAACTATTATAGTCAGGCTGGTCAGGACCTTTTTGTATTAGATATGCTAAATAACAAAAGAAATGGATACTTTTTAGAGTTTGGTGCATACCATTCAAAAGCCTGCAGCAACACATTCTTGCTTGAATCTGAGTTTAATTGGAGTGGACTTAGTTTTGATGTTCAGCCAGAATATGTAGAAGAATACAATCAGAATAGAAAGTCGCTTTGTTTGCTTGGAGACGCACAAACAGGATTTAATTATAGCGAGTTGTTTTTAGCACATAATGTGCCCAAGCAAGTGGATTATTTACAATTAGACACAGACCCATCAGAGGTTACGTTAAATATTTTAAAGGCTTTACCATTAAAAGAATATAGATTTTCAGTTATAACATTTGAACATGACATATTTAGAGGAAAAGAGAATGGAAATGACTCTGAAAAGGTAAAGAATGAACAGATTGAAATATTACAAAGTTTTGGATATAAGTTAGTTGTTGAAAATGCAAAAATTAAAGGCGGTGGAGAATTTGAAGATTGGTGGGTTGATCCAAATGTTGTTGATGTTCCAAAAGAGTATCACTACACACCTTCAGAAATGTCAAAGTTTTACCAGATAATTAACTGGGGTCTTCCACCAGATGTAGATAACATTAAGATAGTTTAGTCTTTATTAAAAAATTTTTTATTTATTTCTTTATAGTGCAATAGGTTATCTGGTAAGTCGTCTTCATAGTATATGGCATCTACTGGGCAGACAGGTAAACACGCCCCGCAATCAACACAATCATTGGGGTCGATAAAAAGCATGTTTTTGCCAACCTTTATGCAGTCAACTGGACACTCATCCATGCAGGACTTATCCATATTGTCTATACAGTTTTCAGTAATAACATAAGTCATTTATTGAATTCCTCATAAATACTAAAATCAAAATATGACTAGGCCCCAATAGAAGGCATTACTTTTTCACAAGGGCATATAATAGACTCAGGCATAGCATGTACATCTGTCTCTATTGTAATTACTGTTAAACACTCTTCACACTTATATATAGACTTCATGTATTAATCATACCATATCACTCAAAATTAGCCTGTTGTTCAAATATGTTTGTCATATAGTTATCTTCTCCCCGTGCGATCTGGGCAGCAAGAATACGCATACCCAGAGCATTAGTTACAGATTCTTCAATATTAATTGACTCAATAGCCCTTGCAATTTCTTCTCTTAATGTCATTTCGTCAATACTCATATATTAAGTATACCCTATTTGAAAAGGTATGTCAAAACAGATGATATAATTATCTCATGGCAATCCCACCAAATTTTCAAGGCGCATACAACAACGGCGCAGATTACGCTATAGGAGATATTATTCTTGCTGATGGCAACCCCTACGGTATAGCAGGAGCATATTATATTAGAAGCGGTAATCCAAACAACCCAGGGTATCCACCAGGAGACACAGGGTCATGGAGCATATACAATATGCCTAAAGGTATAGACGGTGATGGATCGATTACAGGTTCGGGCGAAATTGCTTAATACGATTTTAAAGTTCGGCGCAAAATAGAGGTTCTTAAACCACTCTATGCCCTAAACGGGCACTATCGGTGATCTGCCTTCATATGCTTATATAAACTCTCGTGAGCAAAGCCTACTCTAAAGTCCCATTCTTTTTTACATATAGGGCACACAATGGTTCTAGCCATTTGAATCTTTTACCTTGTCTTTAGGAACCCATACTTTCTTTCCATCTTTCCAGACAGGCCAATAGCCCAGTGAACGCCAATCCATCTTCGTAATCTTAGGTTCTCTTGGCATTTACGCACCACACCTTACCATCACTCATCGTTTGATGAGCATCCCAAAACCATTCTGAATCCTTAGATAAGTTACATACTGGACAGTTCATTTCTTGACTTAGCCTTTCTAGTAGCAGTTCTGTGTCTGTGACAGTTAGCACAGACTATTTCACATTTGGCTATCTCTTTGTTTATGCTATCAATGCTTCTTCCTTTTGAGCCAGCAACGGATAAAGGAAAGGACTTTTTAAATTCAGGGAGATGATCAAAATCAAGGGAGTACCAAGGATAATCTATACCACAGTCAGTACAGGTAGAATGCTCAGTCTTGTAGTCAATAACATATTGCCTATTTTTTGAAACTCTGGCCTTAATCTGAAGCAGTCTCATCTCTTTGTTGCGCTCATACCATAAACGCTGAATCCTGTTGCGCTCTTCTTTGTTCACTTTTTATCTTTCTTGAGGCTTTTTAAATCAAATTCGTAATATGTTCCCCACCATGAGTATGGTTTGTTAAGATATTTCCACATAAAAGCATGATATCTATAGCGAAATCCTAGGTCGCCATCTTCATCTAAGTAAACAGCCTTAAGGATATGATTTCCAGCATACTCTCCAAGAAAGTTTCCTATCCATCGTAATGGCAGGATGTTGGTCTTTTCTATCTTCTTCATCAGTATCCTCCTAAGCATTCATTACGGGTGTGGAACAACCTAATTTTTGTTAATATTTTGCGGGATGGAGCAAACAAATCTTCCTTACAGCATCCACACTTCATATGCCATTCTCTAGCAAAGAAATCATACACAGCACCCTTAGCGTTGGCATACTTGTTGGTTACAAAGGTTTGAAATGGATCTGGTATTTCCATATTGATCATAGTTTAGCCACATACTGAGCAGCCATCTTTAAACCTTTAACCAAACCATCATGGTAGTCTTGGTTCTTGATCACCTTGGCAGTGTCCCAAACCCTATATGATTCTTTGTTGAGTAAATCAGATATTTCTGGATTGGTCATACCTTAAGTATCTCATATTTAGCAGGATATGTCAAGCAAGAATTGCTGTAATAAGAACAACGGCAACAACTAAGATAAGTAAGTATTTAACGGCCTTTTCGGCTTTTTCTGTATTCATATAACTATTATACACTATTTCGGCAGGGTATAATAAAGACATGACCCTACTCTACATACTCTACAGCCCTATACACAAGGCCATCAAGGTGGGTATATCAGATGTGTCTGGTAGAAGGTTTGCAAGCCATAGGACCAAGGGTTGGATATTGATCAAGTATTGGGCATTTTCCGAACGGGATCAAGCAAGATACATAGAATCCCTAGTAGTACAAACCCTTACTAAGAGATATGGCCATTACCTCAGTAAGGAAGATATGCCACAAGGGGGTTATACGGAGACATTTGATGCGTCTAAAGTGACTAGACGAGGTTTGATCCGTATGGTCAATAAGGCTATAAAGGACCTATCGTAATCGTTTATTAGTAGTACAAGTAAGACATATAAAGGGCTCATCATTAGCCTTTACATATAGTTGATTACATTGGCTACAGGCTACCTTATAAGAATCAATCTTATTGGCATATAGGCTCCAAGAGGACTGAAATTTATCCATTTTTATCCGAATGCCTTATCCCAACCAGGACCATCTGGTAATCCTACTACTAGTCCAGTTACAGGAGAGTGGCAATGTGGTGCAAAAATTGAGTGGTTTGCGTAGTGTGTATAGTGCCAATTCCAATGTGAGCCAAGTGTAGTATCACTCATAAGAACTAAAGCAGAACATATGCCACACAAACCTACTGGTCCGACATAACCACAATTAGGATTAGGGTTTTCAAATACAACTTGGCATGAAGATTTGAACGCTTCCCAATCTCCAGTTATTAGATCACTCATTGGACTATTGTATCACATTAGGGTTTGTCATGTCATCATCCAGTCATACGGATTTGTTGTAGATAGGCCATATAGTTTAGAAAGATGAATAGTCCTAAAAGTATGATAAGAAAAGGTTTCATTCGAAATCCACCTGGAACTCAAAGATATCCACAGGCTGCTTGTCATCATCCATAGCCCCACATACAGTACAGGTTACTTGACCATCAAGGTCTAGTTCATAGTTGCATCCATATTTTGTACATGTCATTTGAAGAAGTCTATTCCCACATACCACTTAAAAAGATACAAACCAATTTCCCATTGGTGTTTGATCGGATAACCCCAGTTATGCAGATATACCCCAATAGAGTAATTGGAGGTCATAGTGCCATAGTTTAGTTTCATATATCCATCATATCACAAAGTTATCCACATGTCAACAATAGTTATCCACAATGTACCTATTGGTCAGTTAAGGTACATTTGAATAGGAAATAGGGTTAAGAATGTACCTTTCGTAATACTTATCCACAGGTTTATCCACAGATAGATCTTACTGATTATATTATTAGACAGAGTAGAAGTGGAGTGTTGTGGAGGATAGTGGAGTAGGGAGCGCTTTTATAGAGGGGCTTCGTAATGCCTGGGGCCAAACCTCATATCCCCAAACCTTCAAACCTCATATCACATATGCCCCATATTGTCAAACCTCATATCCCATTGTAAGGTTTGGGCATTATACATGCAAAACCTTGGTTTGTCAAGTCCTGATATGCATGATTTTGCCCATAAAAAAATCCCCAAATTCAGGGAAATTTATTCGAATTTCGTAATCTTTTTTTTAAAAAGTTTTAAAAAACTTTACAAACCAGGATAAAAGGTTTGGTATGTTTATACTATAGGAGTTTCTTCTTCTTTGGTTGATTCGTTATATACCGCGCCAAGTTCGCGGCCAATCGCCTCTGGATCAAGCCCGTCCAAAAACGGCGGGGAGAAAGAAAAATAGTTAGACAAACCTATAGCATGGGTAACACTAACAAAGGAGTTCCACATAGAATCAGAGAATGCCTGATATTGTTTTGGATTTCTTTTAGCATATGCTGCAAAGTGTCTTGGACTCATAATATCATTATACACCCGATATAAAGGTTTGGCAAACATGGTTTGGGGAAAGAAGGTTTGACATCGTAATCAATATTTGGTACAATCTGGGAAAATTTTATAGGTTTCGTAATAAAGTTTTGAGGAAATGTGGTTTGTCTGATATGTCCGATTTGATATGATTTGACGTCCAGCCAGCCCAAGGCAGGGGCGCAAGGCCCCCACCCATGACTGATTAGTTTATTCCTCTTGTGCTTCGTTAGCCTTCTTTTTATTGTAAGCAAAGACTAAGATTGCTCCTAGGTTTTGGTCAGGCAGGATTGAAATGTCATCCTCTGTAATGTTTAGTAATTCTATTAGCATTCGGAATGATTCCTCAATGTACTGCTCACCAAGTGGCGTTAGGTCTTTTACCAAACCTTGTGCCACATAGTATGCCATTGGCAAACCAATGTCATTGTAGTCTACAAATGCTTCAAACTTTTCATCCTCACGGAAGTCTAGCCACAGTTGGGCAAGAACTCCTGTTTTATCTGCGAAATCCATTGTTGGGTCCTTTCATCTCTAACATAAGTTTATCATACTCTTCCATTGCTGTCAAACTGACAACCTCAAATCTATGGTAATTTATTAAGGGTAGGTTTCTTACTAAGTAATAGCCTACTCTTTCTAAGTCTACCGCAAAATCTTGGGTAAGGAGTTTGCCTAACTGCTCCGCTGCTCGTGTTTCTTTAGTGTGTTGCGCCGATGTCCTGCGTACTGAATAAGCCATAGTCCCTCCTCTACTCTATTGTACCAAAAAAGGTGAGGGGGCGCAAGGTAGGCAAGAACCCTACGCCCCACTCGTATTTAATCTAGGTGACCCAATACCTAGATCTGCTCAACTAAAACTGGATGATAGGCTGCTACAAATAGGTCCCATTTAACATGAAGGTCGGAGCCCAGTTCATAGATAGTATTAGTATTGAAGTCGATGACTACCGTGGTGTCCCAAAACTCGTGTTCATCCACATTCACTGCATAAATTCCAAACCCTGTCTCACCCAGCACGGAGTCTTGAATAAGATAACTAATCATCATGCGGGTACCATATGGGGCGTCTGTCCACCTAGGCTCGGCATGCTGCAGGGCCATTGCTAGGTCCCGCTGCCATTCATCCTCACCCCAGTGACTGTAAAGTACAACTGAAGGCTTAGTTAATGAATCTTTAAATACATAGTTGATCCGTGCTCCCATTTTATTCCTCCACCTTAAAAGATACAATTGACAATTGGTTTAATATTTCTCTGCAGAGGTCTTCTTCATTATCTGATTCAGCCTCGTATCTAAAATTCATGTAATCGCCTGTTGGTTCAAAGATTACTTCAACTTGGTACTCGTTCATAATTGAACCGTCTTTTCTCCAAATGTATGTAACACATACTCATCTTCATCTTGTTCTACTTCATTTGTTGGGTTCTGTTCCATTTTGTTTTCCAATCCTACTAGGGTCATTTCTTCAAGTGTAGCACATTGTGGGCATTTTTCCAAATCGTGGTCTTGGAAGGAATCTCTAATAAGATTATCAGGGTCCTCCAGTTCAGCATGGCAGTTCTCACAGTAGTACCAGTTATGACTGACCAAGACCTGAATGGTCGTGTCAGGTGGGCAGGGTACATCAGTGATAAAGTATCCTATTCGATTGACAAAGTGCCAACCATTCCAGATATAAGAACCACCGTCGTCACCGTCACCATACATCCATATGTAAGCAGGGTCCTGCTCTTTTACGAAAGCAACCTCATCACCATAGGTCTCAAACATCTCTCCGTCAAAGGAGGCATTTGTATCTATATGGTTTTTGATTGGCTTGTATTGCTCACACCATTCATCAAAGGTAAGTTCAATAAAGTTATCCATTAAGAATCTCCTTACGGTTTTTTACTTCTTCCTTGGCAAAAGCGATAGCATATGTTAGGGCATAAACCTCAGACAGTGCGTCAAAATAGCCTGTGGCCTCAGTACGAGCCATTGAGTCCATTGCGTCCTCTGAGTACTCCTCTGCTTCAATACAACGGTCAAGGATTGCTTCTGCCTCAACCATTAAAACTTTAAGGTGACCATGCAGGATGTCTGCTCCGTCCATACCTAGTTCTACTAGTTTCATTAAGTATGGGTCTAGTGTTGTGTTATTCTCCATTTACTGCCTCCAAATAATGGCGGGATACATCAATGGCTCCTTCAAGGTAAGGAACAATGCTATCAGCACCGTCCTCGTTTTCTAGGTCTTGCTCTAGAGAGATGATGTTTATCTTTATATACTCTATAAGTGTGTTTGGGTTCATAGTATTAATTATACGGGTTGGTGTTGATTTTGACAAGTTTTGGGGGTGTGACCTTTATCACAGGTTCAAAGAGGGGAGCATTACCGTCTGATACCCCAATATTAATTATATTAGCAGATCCACAAGGACACCAGCCCCGCCACTGTTTGATATCTTGCAGGGTAGTTATCTCAATAAGAGCATCACAGTCAGTACATAGATAATCATACTTAGTCCAGTTCCACATACTAATCTCCTTGATTAACTAAATAGGCACGAACTTCTTCTAAGGCATCAATAGCCTGTTCACATACAACAATCATATCTTCTTTAGTCATGGATGTCCTTCAATCCTGTTTCTCTGTTATGGATAGCCGTAACTCCGCAGGCACAGTAAAAATATCCTGGTACATCATCACATTCCCAATAATGATTATGCATTAGTCAAAGTACCCTTCTGACCATAGGCCATCAAAGAAAGACATAGCCTTCTCCAAACCATCTGTGATTTCATCAGAGAGTCTACCTGATTTGATAGCGTCTTCCATTGCATCTGTCATTACTGCAATATCTGTTTCAGTATAGCCTAACATTAGTTCTCCTCATCCCACCAGTATTTGACAATTGTGTTTAAGGTAGTGTGAATTGCACAATCACAATCCCCACCGTTCATATTTTCCATGTATTCGAGATGGGACTCGTTGTCCATATACATCTCATTGACTAGTTCGTCAATCGTTCTTATTGTTTGGGTCATAAATTAATTGTAGCAGGTTTCGGGAAAAATATCAACTCTTCGTAAAGTTATATTGACAAAAATGTTATGTGATATGCATCACACCCGACGTCCGCAAAAATTTATTTAAAAATATTTTGCGAAGTGTACGGGACTTGAACCCGTGATCTCTACCGTGACAGGGTAGCGCATTAACCAACTATGCTAACACTCCATGCGAGCAGTTTTAATTCTTGCTCAGGAATTTTTTTATTTATGCAATCTGCAAAACATTTTGCACAACTTTTAGCAAACGATTTTTTTCTGCATTGATAGCAGGGTCAAATCCGCTTGCGCTTGCAAGGATTGATTCGTTAGAACCACCACGAGCAGAACGATACCAATCAAGGCGTTCAGTTAGTGCATTGAAAGCACCCCACGCATTACCAGCAATCATTCCATTAAACTCGCCTGTGTAGATGTCATTGATAACATCAACCTTGTTTTCCCATTTCTTGAAAGCACCCTTAGAATCTTTTTCTGGCTTAGGGTATGCAGCAAGAATGATGTCGTTGAATTGCTTAGCATTAACTTCTTTCTGAATCATAGCGTTAGCCATAACATCAAAAGAGTCCATGTACTTATGTGCAAGACCAAGAGTTTCACGAGCAACTGCAACCTTACCGCTTGCGGTCTGTGTGTGACGAATCTTGAATGATTGCTTAACGCCATTCTTTTTCTTGAGTGAGCCAAGAGCAAGGTTAAGAGTGTTAGCGCATACAACACGAACTGGCGTTATGCTTGCTTGAATTGCAATAGAACCGTCATGTGATGTGTTGATAAGTAAATAAGTTTTTACCTTATCTGCAACACCATTAGGGTCAAGGATTGTTTCACGCTCTAATGCTAATGCACCAAATACGACACGACCACCCTTGATTGAGCCAGCCGTTTCCCAACGACCTCCGCCGTCTAGAATGTTATCACCAAATGAAAATAAATCTTCATTCTGCATTACATGATAACGCTCACCAACGACACCAAGAATGTCTGTCTGTGAATTATCTGTTGGGTTAGTACGCAATACGTACTGATAGTTCTTGTCGCTTGTTAGATGTGAGGGGGTTTCCAAATCCTCTAAGCGAACATTCCAATTAGAAAGATTTGCTAGGTCTAGCATTTCTTTTGTAGTTTTTTCATCTGTGAAAACTGTGCCTAAGCCATGCCAAGCAGGTTCTCTAAATGAAGCGAATGAAGCAACGCCGTTTTGCGTTTCGATTTCATGAGCCATTTTTTTCTCCTTTATTGTTGATTGATAATTTAAGTATAACATAGGGGTCTGACAAATGCAAATTGGGATAGTTAAACATAGGACAAAATGGACATTTCATAAACACACGGCGTGTCGACTTGACAAATCAGGATCGGCGGGACGTCAAAATTTTGAAGGAAATTAAAAGTGAGCCGTTTACGTAGACAATGCTCAGGTCGTTAACCTAGTTTAAAGACATTCGGTATGTCTATTAGTAGCCCCCTACTAAATATCTACACGGTCAACACTGGATGACAACCATGAGATATTTTCATCACTGTATTGCACAGTATCAAAATCAATATCATGAACTGCATTCTGTGCAGACTCTTCATCTCGTGCATTGATTGTCATCGAGTACAGAACTGTTACTTCAACTTCGAATTCTTTTGTTAATTCAAATCCGCATATGTCAGCAATTTCTTGTGCAGTGCTCTCATCGAATGTACCATTCTCAATTGCTTCCAAGGTCCACTCTTGCATTTCATTACGCATTCGATTGCGTTCTGCAGATTCTGTATAGGAGCGCTGGGTTACCGTTGAGATGTGTGATTCAAGATTAGCAATGCGCTCATCCTTTTGTGCTATTTGAGACTTAAGAAAGTCTTCTGTAGCGTTTACTATTGTTACTGATGTTTCTGACTGGTCCATGGGGGCCCTCTTTCTGTTTGTTGGTTAGTTTAATTATAGGGTATGGAACTGACAAATGTCAATTACCAAGATGATGAATAATAAAATGATAACTTATCAATTTCGGGTAGCGCAAAGATACGCTCTAATTGATTAATAGTATTAGTAAGGTCGTTCCAATACCACTCATCAATATCTGTTCCACCAAAGAAAAATCCTTCTTGTGGTGGCAATAGGCTTGGGTCTTTAGTTTCAAGTGCGTGTTCGCAGATAACTTTTAGTTCTGCTAGTTTATCTTGTGAAACATAGTAATCGCCGCAATTATCATTACCGCCTTGAATATTTGTGACGAACCAGTTGTGTATCTGATTAGCCTTGCGCCAATAGGCACAGGTGACCAATACTTCTGCTCCATACATATCTGTAGCGACATCTGTGAGTTGTGTTATTTCCATTAGGTCGTTGAACTTAGGATATACGGCTTCAGGTGAGTTATAAGTTAATTCATCATTAGCCTGTAGTGTGT